CATCAACCAGTGGCTAATCAATAAAAAATAAAAGCAGAGGGCAAATGCCCTCTAACTTAAAGGTTATATGAAAAAAGTTACAATTATTAAACAAGGGAAATGGGCGTTAATGAATCCTGCGTCATCACAATTAGATTTAGAAATAGGGTATGATATTTCTCATTTTGACGCACGTGATCGAGAAGTATTAATAAATAGCGGTTGGGCAAAAGAAGAAATTGTTGAAGATGTTTTTGAAAAAAATATATCTAAAATCTGTTCAAAAAGCAAAAATAGTAAGTCGAATGTAGATAGTGTTGTTAAAAATGAATTATTAGAAGATTAATAGAAATGTGTGATATCCAAGATTTTTATGAAATAAAAACACCTGCAAGTGGCGATCCTGTTAGTTTTGCTGATTTTGTTGTATTTGGCAGAGATATTGATTCTAACGAGCAAACCTTAGTTGAAAGTTTAATCTCCTCTGCGACTGAATTGATAGAGAGTGTGACGAATCGAGTTTACTCTGAAAGGGTTTATGTTGGATATTTTGATGGGGCTTCCTCTTCTAAATACGAGTCGCACTCTTTTATTCAAATTAGAAGAGCACCGTTGATTAGTGTTGACAGTGTCACAATAAATTCAGAAATTGTTTCACCAACGGATTATTTAGTTAAACAAAAAGATGGATTTTCACGAATATTGTTTTTAGAAAATTATGTTTTTGACAATGTTGCATACCCAATTGAAATAGAATTTACGACAGGATATTCTACGATACCAGAAAATATAAAAACGGCGATTAAACAAACAGTGCTTTTTTGGTATGAGAATCGAGGAGACGTGTCAACAGATGGGGAGTTGAGTCTTCCACGAATAGTAATGTCAATTTTGAGACAATATAGAATAGTAAATACTTTTGGGTAAGCTTGTAATTAAAAGAAGACCTTCGAAATCTCCCCAAATTGGAGATCTTCGAACAAGAATAGAAATAAAAAAAAGGACGATAGGATCTCCAGTATGGGGAGAAACTTCTTTTAAACAAGGCCTTGAAGTAATTTACACTGTTTGGTCGTCAATCGAAACGATAAAACCAATACAAGTTTTTGATGGGGTTGAAGTTGGGGCAAAAGGAAAAGGCACTCATAAATTTATTATACGTTACAAAAGAGACGTAACAGAGTCAAATATTATAAAATATGATGAGAATCATTATAAAATTATAAAATTAGACAACGCAGACGAAAGGAACAGATTTTTATTTTTAAGTTGCGAATTGCTTGGAGAAGATGATTTAGAAGCGAACCAATAATGATTGAGATAACTCCAGATATTATGAACAACCAAGTTTTTGTCCAAATAAAAAATTTATCAAAAAGTCAAGAAGAAAAGTTAAACAAAGGTTTGCACAAATCTGGGCAATATAATTCTCGATTTATAAAAAAGCTTTTTCGAGAGCCGAAAACAGGCAAGATTTATCGGGTTGGTGGAAGATTGCACCAAGCTTCTGCTCCTGGCGAAGCACCTGCAATATTAAACGGGGAATTAGAAAGAAGTGTTGACTATAATGTTCGTAAAAAAGAAATGGAGTTTGGAGAAAAAGTATCATACGCTAAGTTTTTAGAAGAAGGAACAAGCAAAATGGGTGCTAGGCCGCATCTTGGAAGGACTGTAAAAGAAACTGGCGAAACGATAAGGCGAATAATTGAGAAAGAATTGAAAAAATGAGAATATCAGATATAGTTGCACAATTACAATTAATATTGCCAACCAAGACAAGTTATTTTAGTACAAATGTTAGCGCTGGTAATATTACTGTATCTAACAATATAGCAACAATTAATTACGCTCTCGATTTTTCTACTGGAGATGTTATTGTCATTGATGATTATAAATTCAATAATGTGATTGACAGTTATACAAAAGATGGAAATGTAATAACATTTAAGACAACATATAATCACGATTTAACTCTTGATTATCAAAATACTGTTGAATTGACCGGGACTTTAGCGGGAACTTATACTCTTCTTGCAGTTCCTGATCGTTTACACTTTAAGATTTCTTTAACGGGAACACCGGGAGGGGATGAAATTTTATTAGAGCAAAAAAGATATACTGGAGTTGATGGAAGATATTCTATAACTAAAGTTGATGATAATAATTATACCTTTTCAGGCTCATTTAATGATGGTACTTATAAAGATGGAATTGTTGTCAAGCAACCAAGGATAGCAGGGACGGCTAATGTAGAAAGAGCGATAGAGCAATATACAAAACAAGCAACGACCGATATGTGGATGTTTGTTGCACCTAAAGACGCAAATTTGTCTAAAAATAGTCAAACATTTTCGGATGCTACTGCGCAAATTGGAAGTCAACAAGATTATTATCTTCATATTGTCGATGGGTTCACTTGCTACATTGTGGTTAATACAACAGAACAATATTCTGGAATTGATGCTTTGGATATTTGCAGACATGATTTATTATTGCCCATTTCTCAAAGCGTTGTTGGAATAATATTTCCGTCCGGCCTCAGTTGCGAAGGTAATTTTATGACAAGCCTTCTGGGGCATAGATTGGAAAGTTATAATAGGGCGACATTAATATACTCTTACGATTTCGAAACAATTTACGAGATGACAGCAGGCGATAAAGCTGACAATATTACAACCACGGCGTTAAGGGACGCTAATCATACACAAGTGACAAACACGCAAGAGTTTGACGCTATTATTAACCTTGACCAAGAGTAAAAAAAATGGAAAAAATTAAAATAAAATTAAATGCTGACCTAAGAAGCTATAAATCTGGATCTCAAATTACAATCAAAATGAAAGATGGTCTACCAGTAGAAAGATATTGGAGGGATAGATTTAAGGATCAAAAGATTGACAATTGTTTTGAAAAAATAGGCGAAAAAAAAGCAAAAGAGAACGATGATTTTAAAAATAGAAAAAACAAAATGATAACAACAGACGCAATGGAGATCAAAAATGATTAGCGAACCTAAAGTTACAATACAAATAATCCCAGCAGCGCAATTTGCGACTGTAAGCGCGCAAAAAGTGTTAGTGATTGGGCAAATGATTTCAGGAACAGCAACTGCGACCGTTTTGGAGCAAGAAATTGGAAACTCAAGCAATGAAAACGCTTTATTTGGTAGAAAATCACATATTGCAGGAATGATAAGACGTTTCAAAAAAGTCAACAAACAATCTCAATTAGATGCGCTCCCCTTAGCAGACGTTCCTACCACTGCGGTAAAAGGAACTTCTATAATCGAATTTGCAGGAACAGCAACAGAAGACGGAACATATTATGTAAGTGTTTGTTCTAAAAAAGATCATAAATATAAAGTTGATGTTACAAGTGGGGACACTGCAGAAGAAATTGCAACAACACTATTAGCGTTGTCAAATGCAGACGCAGACGCTCCTTTCACTGGTGGCTCAGCAACTGCAGTAATCACATATACAGCAGCAAACGGGGGAACTCTTTGTAATAATTGGGGAATCGAATCAGAAGGTCAAGTTGCGGGAATAACTGTAACAGTTACTGGTTGGACAGGGGGGGCGAATGATCCTACATTGACCTCTATTCTTGATGTCATAGCTAACATTCGGTATCAAACAATTATAATACCTTCTGCCTATGTGTTGGACGTGTTTGGTACTGAGTTGGCTGCTCGTTGGAATACAGCTAATGCTATAAAAGATGGCGTGGGTGTTCAAGTTCTTGATGACACGTTAGCAAACCTTAAAACGGCAACATCATCTTTAAATAATCAAGTGTTGGTCGTTTTTGGTGAGAAAGCGATTTCAAGAACTCTTAAAAAAGGGGCTACTATTTTAGAAATGCAAGACCATCTTGCTGCAGAATTCGCAGCTATTGAGTCGTTAAGATTTATCCCTGGTGCTTCTGTTAGTGATTATATCACGACTACCTCACCAACAGACCAGTTTGGCGGGATGCACATGGGGAGCTTACCTTATTTTAATACTAAGATGCCATATTCTTCTGTTTCTCCTCAAATAGACGAATTTTCAGAGGAAGATTTAAACGAACTAACAGATAATGCCGTTGCGGTGTTGGGAGCAAATAGAGCACGAAATGCAACAATTATGGGAACTGTCGTAACAACTTATTTAACTGATGGTGCTGGAAACCCAGACACTT